GTTCCTGTTTATAGTCCGAAAGCAATTGAGTCTTTGAAAGAATATGTGTTGTCTAGTAACGAAACTCATACGATCAAAGAGTTTATTGAACTGGCATTCGCTTGTTTACGTATTAATGGTCGTTGGGAAGGAACTGACATCAATGAGAAATACATTGATAACAATACCAACCATGTGTTGATTAGTATCAACAGCAATTTCTATCGTCCTGCTGAAGTTGAACTGTTGTTGGGCGATAGTACAGAGTTCCGTAACGACTTTAACTGGACTCCACAGACATCTTTCAAAGAATTGGTTCAAAAGATGGTGTCTCATGATCATGCTGATCAATGTCGGGCTTTTCTGAATAGATCAATCAGGTAATATTTATAACTTGATATGAATGACGAAACCTATACACTATACAACAAAACCGTAATGGATCACTTCATGAACCCACGAAATATGGGTGACATTGAAAATGCAGATGCTGTTGGTGAAGTTGGTGCAGCTGCATGTGGTGATATCATGAAAATAAGTCTAAAAATTGATGATCAATCTGGAACAATTACCGACGCAAGATTTAAAACTTTTGGCTGCGGTAGTGCTATTGCTGCTTCTAGTATGGCCACAGAACTCATCAAAGGACGATCAATAACAGACTTGGAAAAGAATTTCAACAATGATAACATTGTTGATGCTCTTGGCGGTCTTCCACCTGTTAAAATTCATTGCAGTGTACTTGCTCATGAAGCATTACAAGCAGCTTTAGACGATTATCGTACTAGAAAAGGAATAAAGTAACTTGAAAAGAGCATATCTGTTATTTGCAGTAGGACAGAGTTATATTGATAAGGTCCAAATACTGGTAGATTATTTGTTGAGATATTCTGCCTATGACATTGTTTTGTGTTACTCGGAAGGAACTGTAAAGTTTACCAACAAACGTTTGGTATCAATTCCAATGTCGATTGATTATGTAATCGACTTTAATGTTCCTCCGCACAAACCTACAAGTGTACGATACATGTATTTGATGTCGTTTAAACCAATTGCATGTCAACTAGCAATTCAAAAAACCGACTTTGATGAATTTGTATATTTGGATTCGGATGTATTACCCACTCCAAACATTGATTCGATGTTTGATATATGGTCACGTGAATGTACATCGTATCCTTTGTTGAGTAAGTATCCACCAAATCATTATTTTATTGAAGGAAGACCTTTGGTTTTAGATAAAGTCTTGAATATTTTGGGTATATCACGAAACTTACAATCAGTACCATCGTTGAACGCGGGGTTTTTCTTTTTTAATAGAAACTGTCTGTCGTTTATCAAAACGTGGACTGCATTTCTTCAAAGCAAAGAATACATTGATGCTTTTGTAAAACGTGATGAATTTGGAAATTTAGAAATGTGTCAGTATGGAGATGAAGGTGCAGCAAATGCACTGATGTGGTTATATGGTTATGATAAATACATCGGTCCAATGGTATGGACTTCATTGGGAGAGTGTGTAAAATATGTATTGGACAGTTATCGTAACCCAATTTCAATTACTTTACATCCAGATTATCCCGACACTCACCGTTGGACTCCTGATAATTATGCTTATCCGTATGTAGGAAATGCGTCAGTGTTTCCAGTACACAAAAAGGATTTGTTCGCGTTTCATGCCATAAAAGACACAAACGAGTTTGTCTCGGGTATACGATATATTGACGAACTTTATTGACCGTTATACAACATCAATGCTATAAGTTTATTATAGAATTTTTCGATTCCACGTTTGGTTACTCTCTTCTTACGTGTGGTATGTTTGTATCGTTCAATCAAGTCACTAGTCAATTCCAGTTCAGTATTGTCCACTATAATTGTTTGTGATTTGAGCATAAAAAATCCAGATGACAAATAAATATCATCTGGATTTTTGTTTTTTTAAATTTGTATCAACTCATCAAAAAATGTTTCCAATCTTCGTGTTTTGCTTCTTTGATAAGAGCATAAACCGGAATTGGCTGAGGCGCAATTGGAGCTTTCAACAAAGTCAATCCCGCTTCACTGTTGGTTTTGTTTCCCTTTTTGCTGTTGATATCTTTTGAACACAACACCAAGTTGGTCCAACTATCTGCACCACCTTTGCTACGAGGAACAATGTGGTCAACAGTTGCACTGTGACGATCCACCTTTTTTCCAGAATATTGACAAATGCCGTTATCCCGGTTGTAGATTGCGTCTTTACTTGGCTTGCCCTTAAAGTATTTCACCGGCATCTTTGAATAGTTAGTTGCAATAATGACGGTTGGAACACGATAAATTCGATTGACACTTGAAATAGTCAAGTCCCAACTACGAATAGGAAGCAACATCCATTCTGACCAACTGACTGGATTCATGCTTTTGGCTTCACTCATGATTGGATCACCGTGTTCATCAAGTTCATAGTCGATGTCAAGAGCCAAAGAAGTAGGTTTGTTGTTATCACTGCCGCAGAGGTCAATAATAGCATCTTTGACCGTCTTGAATCCGACGGGCTGCCAATTTGCGTTTAAGTTCAGACAAATAGCTTTATTTACAACGCTTCCATTCATAACGTCATCCTATCACAGGGTTAAAATAAGTCAATTCCTTTTTTATTGTTTTCATACAACTCCAATTGTTCATCCAATCGGGGTTTTGCCATATGAAGATCCACTTCAAACCACTCATTCTTGATTGATTTTGCAAATGGCTTCATTGTTTCCTTGATTTGTTTTTCCGCCTCAAGGTACTTTGGATGTTGGATAGAATATACCAACTTGTAATCACGAAATGGCGAAGAAGTTTGATATTGTTGAAGTCTCTTTTTAAGATCCAACGTTACACCAACTTTTACAAATCCTGGCCACGCTTGATTGGTTATGATATACAGATATCCAGCACCTGACATGCTGGATATATATCATACGATTTCGTCAACTAACCCGTATTTTATACATTCTTCAGCATTTAGATACGTGTCATGTTTGAGTATTTCCACCAAATCACTTTCTGGAATATTGGTGTGTTCCAGATAAATTTGTTTGATATATCGCATGATCAATTCAAGATTTTGAATTTCATCTTGAAACTCAGCAAATGATCCCCAGAGTCCACTACGAACTTGGTGAATCAACATAAATCCGTTTTTACGAATGTATCGTTTATGGGCACACACACTCAAAAGTGTTGCAGCACTGGCACAAAATCCTTCAACGTAAGTGTGAACGGGTACGGGTGATGATTTAATACGGTCAACTGCGCTAAAAGCACTAAATACCTCTCCACCTTCACTATTGATATACAAATCGATTGCAGGGGAAACTGGGAGGTTATAATGTATGTTTAAAAGCTGTATTGCTTTAGCTGTAGAGTCTAACTGTCTATTGAGGGAATATATTGTTTGACGACTTACATCGTCATAGAAAAAAACTTGGTTACTACTTATACTTACCGAATCTTTTGAGAGTTTTTGTTGTTCGACATCGGTTTCTTCATCTGACATCAAGTAGACTGGCGTATAAGTGGTTTTTTTGGTCATAAACGTTTGTAATCTCACCCTTCTCTAATAAATATACTTTGTCATGATGAAATCCGGATAATATATCGTCAATGTTCAAAAAACGGTGATCTTCATCACAAATGCAACACATTTTTACTGTATGACCACGTTTGACTGTAGGTTTATGACAATATAAGCATTGGATATTCATACATCTTAAAGTATACAATCCAATTAACTAACATCTTTGAGTCACTATTTTGTCACTCTTGTAACATCAAAGTTACAACAAATAGTGTTCCAAATGTTCCACGGGATTTCCAGTGAAAATATAATGCCAAAGATACTCAAATACTCTAGCACTGGCATAAGAATGTTTGAATTTGTCTGGATCACCCACATATAGTCGTTTGTCAAGATCCGTGGTTTCTAGCCAACGTAGTATTCGTTTGTAAAACTCTATAGAATGACGTAATACCAAGTGTTTTGATACCATGAATTGACCAAAACCAAGAAACCAAATACTCTTAGGTAACTCTAAATCGTTATTAAAGATATCCTGCCAGTTGTTTTTCAACCACAGATCGTAACTACGACGATAATTGTTTTCACAGTCTTCATAATCACCCTCCCAAATACACTGCATATCACCATTTTCCCAAAAAGCATGATCGTTAACGTTAATGTAGTCGAATTTATTCCAGTTTAGATTGTTTGCAATATACCAAGATGGATACGTTTGATGAAATGATGTTTCGTGACCATGTAGAAACAACATTTTATCTGGAAGACTGTGGTAATTCTGCACAATGAAATAAACGTAGGTCCAACTTTCATGGCCTACATTTAGTTTCAGTGCTTCTTTTGATAAAACAGTGTACGGAACGTTTAGATGTTTTACCCAATTTAAGTCTTCATTGTAGTGAGCAATGATGACGTGTTTATTCATTTCTTCTTTGTCTTCTTCTTTGGACGACCCCAATCAATTGAGTCATAATTTTTGTCCCATTTAGATTTGTTGACTGGACGAGGTGAATCGCCTTTACCTGCTTGATTATTATTTTCCGAGTTCTTCATAATCTGTTGATTTTTTTACAATTGAGTTTGGATTGGTTTTGATTGTATCAAAAAACTTGTTAATTTGATCGCTGTGCATAGAAAATCCAAGTCGCGCATACTTCATACATCTCGTCATGAAGTTTCTAGGATTGGATACGTGGTTAACGGATATATAACGATTTTTGATTGCATCAATAGTATCCTCAGCAACATACAACTTTTTGCCGTCGTATGCCAGTTGACAAATATTCATGTCAAAATCATCCAATAGATTACATGGACTATTAAAAAAGTGACCGTGAATCAACTGAATAGTGTAAGATCGTGTTCTATATGCAATTATGACGTTTTGTACCCACTTTGTATCTTCTCCTCTTGAAATAACTTTGAATTGATTACTTTTAACAAGTTCGTTTAGATAGTGATTCTTCTGCTCAATATTGGCAAAAAATACATCGATGTCGGTTGACATTGGAAGTTCAAGATATGTTCTCAACAAACATCCACCGGCAATCCATGGACCTTTTTCATCCAATTTAGGCAACACTTCCAACAAAAACTCTAATTCGGTCACTTTCTTTGTGTGACTAGTAATCGAAGTGAGTGGGACTTTGGTATAATTTGGCACAGCTTTTTTATCTCCTATATGTTGACTATACTCACAAGTCACGTTCATGTCAACTCACAATGTTCGTCAATCTCAGAAAAACATTCGTGGCACAGTTGTCCTACACCCTCGACATAGTTGTGACGATAATCAACGTGTAAATCAATCGGAACCTCAGTGCATCTGTTACATGTTACACACGTTTCATAGTGTTCCACTTTAAAGTCATTATTAGAGATGATAGTAATTTTGTTGTTCATAGAATTTATTTCCAAAGTACTTGTAATGCTACAATTAGTCCACTCAATCCAATCAATACCAATGTTTTGGCATTCAATTTTTCATTGAAGTAGATCTGTGTTAACATTGTAAACATAACTATGCCTATGCTAAATGTGAGTATTCGGTTTGGCCACATTTTGCCGTCAAAATATTCACTGATAAGTCGTACACTGTAAATTGACAACAGTGTGCTGGGTATACTCAGTAGTACCAACCAATATTGGTACTTTTTGTAAAACTCGTTGATGAACTGACCATATAGTTGATGCCACCCAATGATGTAGACGAAGATTAGAATTGTTACTCCTATAACCAATTTCATATATTTGTATGTTACTTGGTTTTGATTTTCTCTTCTAAGTATAGAGTATATCTAGCTTGTTGTCTGCAGTTAACTAGTTTAGAACCTGAGAAATCTGCTTTGATGACACGAATACCTTTTGAACCATATTCGTTCATTATAGTTTCCAATTCTTCGGTAGTGGATACATCATGTATTCTAACACTATATTTGTATTTCATACTGCTACCTCCGTTTTAATTGCAGGACGGGGATTGTAAGTTTTGTATTTCATAAAAATAGATGTGTTTTTAGGATTGGCATTTAATATATATTGTTATGAATATCATAAGTGGAATATACAAGATTGTCAACGTCAAAAATGGTAAAATATACATTGGAAGTAGTAAAAATATTAAGAGGCGTTGGGGTATACACAAATCATCATTAAAAAATAATCGACATCATTCAGTATATCTTCAAAGAGCGTGGAACAAATATGGAAAAGAAAATTTTATTTATGAAGTTATAAAAGAAATGCCCAATGCGTCGAATGTCGAACTGTTAAATGAAGAAACGTATTTTGTTACAATGTTAAAACCTGAATATAACGTTGGCAGTATTGGTGGAGGTGATAATTTAACACACCATCCACATAGAGATGTTATTATAGAAAAGATGACAAAAACTGTAAATGAAACTGTTGCAAAAATGTCTAAAAAAGACAAGTTGGAAAGATGGAGCCGACCGGGGGAAAAGAATCCAAATTGGAAAGGTGGCGTTTCTTCTCCTAAATGTAATGACTGTGGCAAACAACTAAGATATGGCCATAAATACTGTTCATATTGTTCGAAACTAGGACAAAGAAACGCTTTTTATGGAAAAAAACACACGGATGAATATAAACAAAAAGCGTCTGAAAAAAGAAAAGGAACTCTTCCTGCTAATGCCAATCCTATAGTTCTCAATGGAGTATCGTATGTATCTCAAGCTGATGCTGCAAGGAAATTGCATGTCTCCATTGGAACTATAAGTAATTGGATTAATAAAAAGTTCAAAAAAAATACTGATATCAAACCGCTACATCAAACTTGATTGTAGAGTGAAACTCATAATCTAATAGTTTAATATCGTCATATTTGAAATCAAACAGTGATTTAACTTCTGGATTCAACCAAACTTTAGGTAGCTTCTTTGGTTCCCGTGTTAATTGTAACTTCAATCCGTCAATATGATTTACATAGATATGAGTATCACCCATTGAATGCGTAAACATACCGGGAACCATATTAACAGTTTGTGCAATCATTGCAGTTAACAATGCGTAACTTGCAATATTAAATGGCTTTCCAAGCGCAGTGTCCACGGATCTTTGGTAGAGCAAACAATTCAAACGACGGTGGGGAATATTCTCCTCATTCAGTTTTTGAATGATCCAAATTTCAGATTTAGGAAGATTTACAGGACCAACTTGTTTCTGTAAAATATCAATTCGTTCTTCCAGTGTCAATTCTTCTGTATGAAAGTGGAATAGACAATGACAGGGTGGCAATGCGCAATGATCTACCCAGTATGGATGCCATGCTGAGACAATCATACGACGATCATCTGGATTGGTTTTAAGCTTGTTAATTACCTTTTGCAATTGATCCACATGACCTACTTCACAAGCGTATCCACTACTTGTTTCATAATGGATATCTAATGGAGCAGTAGGATCGGATGTCTTTTGGTTGCGACACATTGGATCGCTATTGTCAAAATATGGAAATGCTCGCCACATTCCACCATAAGTTCCTTCACCAAGTTCACCCCATTTAGTGGCAAATTCTACATCGTTTTTAATGCGTTCAATGAACATATCCATAGGCAAATGATCAACATCTGATAGAGACATTCCAGATGGAACAGATAGAGACTCTAACTCATTGTCAGGTATTTTAGATATACAGGTATCTGTATACTTCTTGTATGCCCATTCATTCCAAATGCGAACATTGTTATCAACCAGATACTTGATGTTTGTATCACCACTGATAAACCACAATAGTTCGTGAACAATTGCTGGCCAATGCACTTTTTTGGTGGTTAATAGAGGAAATGCGTTTAGATCCACATTGTATTTGGCTTGAGCACCAAAAATACCAATGGTATCTACACCAGTTCGGTTCTTTTTAAGTCTTCCGTTTGTCAAAATATCATTGACAATTCTGAAATATTCTGTGTCTACTTTATTCATAGTTTCTTATTTCTTTACTGACATTTGCCAACATATTAACCATAAAGTTATAGAATTCTGTGATTTCTTTATTTTCCACGGTTTTGTTTATTAGAACATCTCTAATGTGTTGTCTGACATCGTTATGTTCATCGTTGAATACTGGACATTTGTTTCCGTATCTTATTTCCATTTCAACATCTCTGATGCATCTCATGTGATTAACATCATTACGGTTGAATATTTGTATATCTACTTTGTTCATATTACTTATTCAATGTATTATCGATAAAGTCGATGGCCGATCTTTCCCACTCTGCCACATCGGCGATATCGGGTCCAAACTTGGCATCATATGCTATAGTGACAAACTTATGTGTAAGTTCTTTATCACCTTCTTTGATTACAAGTTCACCCTTGTAAGGTTCAACTCGTTCAACGTAAATTTTATACTTTTTATCTAATTCTGCTTCCCAAATGATATAATTCATATTCAACTAAATTTCAAGTTTTCATCTTGGGTATAATTGACACTGGTGGGTTCTTTTTTGACGCCTGAATTGAGAAATTCAAAACTATAAGAATACTTTCCAATGTGTGACAACTTTACCCGTGTGTCACTATACAATGGTACACCGATTTGTTTTAGTCGATGACAAAATGCAAAATCTTCACCCAGATATTCACCATCAATCAAAATTGGAAAGAAGTATGGATATACGTTATATTGTCCACCCCAAATCTTGACCTTTTCCATGTTCAGTTCTTTTGCCATCTTTTCATATACACTACGATGCGTATACATGAATCCAGTGGCAGCATAGTTAACTTCGTATATTCCTCCATTCTCACCCAATTGAACGTTTTTGTTCTTAAATTGAGTAGTCAACACTGGCCATCCCTTTACACTATAAGGTGCGCTCATAAATGTAAATCCATGACTAATCAATTTTTCCACATCGTAAGGCCAAAACACTACATCAGCATCAATCCAAAACAAATGTTCAAAACCAGCATCAAGTGCTTCTTGAGCCATCGCACACCGTCCCTGATCAATAGCAGACCAACCATACTTTCGCCATACTGTATAACCCATCGATTCCAATTTACGTAACGCATCATCTACGGCGGGTTCAATGTGATGTCCAACAGGAACCAAAATTACAGTTGAACTTTTAGATTTTGCGGTTTGAACGATAACTTCTGACGTTTTCTTTTTTGAAAACAAGTTTCTCACAAATGATTTGATTGATGTAAACATATTTTTGATATATAGTTAGTTTCGAGTGTAACGAAATATTTTATGTCCGTTTTCTAAAGACGCAATTAATGTAGTTTGATTCAATGAATCGCTAAATGGTGGCATATATGTGTCTCCATCATAAGAACCATTAACATGCGTAACATAAAATTCTTTGATAAAATCCATGAATAACGTATATGTCTTTGCACCTCCGATAACAATAACATCTCGTTTTTCTGCAATTCCCAACACATCAAACAGTGACACCGTACACATTGCTGTGTCATTTACTGGGTTGAACCATCGATCCTGAAAAGAATCGGTCAATACCAACAGTTTACGACCCGGCAAAGGTGGCAAAGTTTTGTATGTCGTAGACCCAACAACAAGATATTGATTTGCTGTAAAAGTCTTGAACCACTGAAAGTCTTCTTTGATGGTAGGCCAGGGAAGTCCACCACCCCGTCCGATTAGACGGTTATTATCCATTGCTGCAATTGCTTTAATCATGAGTTTATATATTCTTTGGCTTTGGCCAAAGTTTCAAGGACATCGTTAGTATCGGTATCAATATGCAAGTAATTATTAACCGGTGGCGAATAATAGTCAACCATTTTACCTTCTCGTTCACGATTCGATTTCAAATAGATTTCTTTAACGTTAGTCTTTGTTTTAATCCAATCACGTTGATCACGAAATGGACTAACTACAGACACAATATTGTAATCGTATTTGTGTTCATCAACCAAAATATTGGTCATGATTCGTTCTATATTTAGTCTACGTCCAACCCGTGAGTAATCATTGTTGTCTGTCAATTTACGAAACATATCACCGTCCATAATCCGACAAGATTTGTGTCGGAAATAATCACGCAAATTTAAAGCCAGTGTCGTTTTTCCACTAGCAGGTTGTCCTGTAATCCAAATTATCATGGCAACGAAAAACTTCTATTGTAACTATTGACGTAACTAACAATATTCTTTTTTCCAACGGGATTCATGCTGTGTACAGCAAACCTCGGATGTTTGATTCCCTTATTCATACACTGGTTGACCAAAAACTGAGCACACTCGTAGCCAGTCTTTTCCCGATACTTGTTATAATTGATGTCGTTCTGGTTTAAAGTAATGATGGGTTGATAGTGTTGATCAGACAAATCGTGGTCATACGTAACAAAAGTTGGAATGCCTTTGCTTACAATCGTATTACGAAACTCTTCGTAATTTCTTACGATAAGCCATTCAACTGTAGGTAACTTAATCCAAGTTACATCTTCTGGAACTCGGATGTCATCCAAAAAAATATTGTAGGGTTCTTTCATAGTTTTATATAGATTACTTCACAAAATGAACAATGTCAAATCCTTCTTCTCTGGAAGGTGTAACATAATTGTTCAACATACGTTCAATAACATCAGCCGGAACGTCACGTCCACCCTCTGCCCCACGCTTTTTATTCCGTTCAATAAGAATGTCCTTGTCAACAATAAAAACGTATGCCTCAAGAACAACACCATATTTTTTTGCTAATTCAACCCAAGGTTTTCGAGCCTTACGATGCATATTGGTCGCGTCGATCAACACGGTATTTCCGTTTCGGACCAAACTATCTGCTTCAGCTTCCATATATTGGAAAACCTTACCGCTCACGCTTTGATCGTTTTCATCTCTTCCATAGACTGCTCTAAGAGCATCACTACTAAGTACACTCACATGCGGGTGGGAGCGGTTGTATTTTTCAATCCAAGTTGACTTGCCACTACCGGGAGCACCAACCATAACAATAATTTTATTCATTTTTATCCGTGTTTCAGTTCAAACTGTTCGCTGATAATCTTTCCGGTCAAACGTCCTTTTAGAGTCTCACTATAAGTCTCCACAAGAGGACGAACAACAATTCCCTCAGCAAAATTGCCGTTCTCGTACACTAAGTTATTTGCCATCTCTTGAAGTTGAGGAAGAGTCTTGTTGAACTCTGTACCAACATCCAACGTTTCAACAATAGGAACGTAATTGTAAAAACAAAATTCCTGTAACTCAGTCCATCCAAGATACATACCCTTGTCAATATCAAACAAGTTAAATGCTCTGAATTGAATTTCGGACACACCCAACAAGTTGCCGTTAATGCCAGGTCCATAAACCTCACCTTGTACGGCAAGATTTCGACCAGACGCTTTCAGTTTCTCTTCAAGACCATACTTTTCAGCAATACGCCAAAAAGCGTTTTTCTCGTCGTGTTTCAACTGATAGTTACGACTGCACACTCCAAACAGACCATCCTTGATGTAGTAAGTTCCACTGCTACCATCAACCTTAACGGTGATGTAGTACGGCTTACCAGTCAACTCATCAATGATCTCTGGATTGTTCTTGATGTTGTCTTCATCCGTCTTGGGAATGTAACTTGGTCGTAATCCAAACACTTGGCCAGCCAATTGAGCCGGAAGAGGCTTTTCGTAGTGTTTGGCATAAACATATTGACTCACATCACTTCCGATAATGCCCGGTTCAGAAAACACAACGGTATCGTGTCCAAGCTGCTTGAACAGAGTCAACGGAAACGCAATTCCTTGACTGATTTGTCCACGAAGTTTGACGGTCTTGATACGAAAGTGTTTGCTGCTCAAGAATTGATACGGTGGCTTGTCTTCAAGAACGCTATCAATGCAAATATAAATGCACATATCACCTTTCTTGAACTCCCCCTTCTTGATGCACACCTGCCATCCCTTGATGGTTGCGAGTTCCAACGCATCGGCGTTGGGATGTGGTTTGACTTCGATAATTTCTTCGATTGTAGCGACTTTCATAACTTTACTTTAGACTATATAGTGGTTACTGTCAACAAAAAACCCACCTTTCGGTGGGTTTTCGTATCATATGTGGATCGTTATCCTACTTTCTGTTTCATATATTGATCAAAATGTTCGGCACCCTGTTTAAGGTTATCAAACTTGTTGATCAAGACCGTGTTATCTACACTGGAATCTCCTCCTTTGGAGTGAGCAACCACATGACCCTTTACGAGGTCGTCGATTGGCATATCTTCTCCGGTAACCGCGTCTTTTCCGTTTTGACGAACATACACTGTGAGTGCTTCTACATCAGAGATGGTACGACGTTTGTCTTTGGCTAAGATACCAATTGACTTCAATTGTTCTGGATTATTGACGTAAGATTCAAATGACTTTTCCCATTCAGAAAAAATTCCATCAAGTTCATCTTTGTTACGATGCGCCTTACGAGTTTTCAATCCGTATGCACTTTCAACTGGTTTACCGGTAACAGGATCAATTTGAACGACCAATTGATTTTGAACTGGATCAAATGTTTTGACTTGAGATAGGTCACAATGAGTCACCCAGAACCACATGAAGAACTTACGAGGATCTTCATATTCAACTTCACAATTCTTCAAGTAATACTTTTCAATGTGGAACAATAGAGAATACAGTGTAAACAGTGTACCTTTGTTAAGCAACATACCCGAGTTACGTTGAACGTTGTTGAATTGAACCATATTGTGAATCAATGTCAACCTATCCTTTACGGTATTCAACAACTTTCTGAATGATCCTTCCTTGGAATATCGTTCATATAGATTATCCAATGATTGAATTCCTACACTGAAGTGTGCGTTTCTATCAAAGTCATCTTCAAACAAACAAAGTTCAGCCAGAGTGCGTTCCATTTCGTAACGTCCAAAGCTAATCTTTGTCCATCGTCCTACAACTTTTCCAGAAGTTGAAGTTGTGACTTCAAACAACGGATGAAGTTTGAATGTCTTGTGTGTTTCCGCGTCATATCGTGCAGTTTTACGAATGGCGACACATGCTTCTCCACCAAATGCGTTCCGCATTTCTTGGTCATTAAGCTTGGTTTTGTTGTTGATCTTACGAAAGATGTCAGCAATTTCATCAATTTGATAATTGACATACTGAGAGACATCAAAAGTACGTTCAACGAGAACATCCTCAAGGTATGAATCCAATTCCGGACTATACTGACGAAGATTGTTCAATTCTTTCCATGACATTCCACCCATGTTCAAAATCTTTCCTTGATATGGAACAATAATGTCATCATCCAAGTGATACTTGCTATCATCTTGAAAGAAGTCATAAATGGCACGAAGACGTTGACCACCTTCAACAACTTGCAACTTTACATGACCAGTGTCATCAGCAACTTCACGAATATGAAGTTTATCAAAGTGACTAAATCCGTCCTTTGCGAACAATGTTGATACCCATTGTCTTCCAAAGCCAGACCAGCCGGTTACTTGTCCACGTTGATAATCTTCGGGAAATTCAAATCCTTTGGATTTGAATGTGTTGATGATAAACTTGATTGAATAGTGTTTACGATCAACTCGCTTGTGGTTTGATTGAACTACAATACCGTCTCCAACGACCTTATTGAGTTTTTCCTGCGTTTTAGAGCCAACGATTGGCGTCTTGTATATTTTATCAGTCATATGTAATTGTAACCACTATAACTCAACAGTTTAAACTTCCAAGTTTTAGACTAATGATGTTGATACTAATCACTCTATATTTCTGTTAGTATCAATAACAGTGTCTTTCACCATTGACTTACAATCGTCACACTAAAACATATTATGCGACTTCCTCAAAGATTTCTTTTTTTGTTGTTGGCTGAGACTTTTGTGTTTCAAATAACTTTTCTGACTTCTCAATCACCGATTTGATAAAGTCATCGGTAAGACCAGTATACACACCTCTAGCAAGATCTTCTTTGACAGCACCTTGCTTCCATTTTGGGAGTTTAACAAATTCTTCATTGTATACCTTTTTGTAGAGTTCAGCCATTTGCATATTGATTAGAAAGAAGTGGAGATTCGACTAGCGTAGCCCATGTTGCTGCCTTTGTTCATACGATAAGAAACCTTGCTGTAGTTATCAAACCCCGCCTTGGAGGTAATAACGATGCTGCCGGCCGTTTTATGACCGTAGTGTACGTAACCAAATGGCTTCTTCTTGAGTGCAATCTTTTCTCCACATGCAATACACACCTTGAATCCAAGATTGAGACGTTCTTCAGGAATTTCGTTTCCACATCCACAGTTCTTCATACGGTACAGACTGTACCATCAAGATTACAAAAATCAAGTTTTTTGTAAAGCAAAGGTAAAAGAAAAATTGATGATCGTTTTGATGACTATGTATGAGTGAACATCAGCGTTATTTGCTGAAACGAAAGGAAATCTATGAAGTATATATTTTTGTCACTACTGTTGGCATTATCTGTGAGTGCTCAAGATCAAAAGAGGCCAGAACGTAAGGGTCCACCTCCCGGTGAACGTCCCAAGTTGACTGAGGAACAAAAAAAGCAACGTGCTGAACTTGTTGCAAAGTATGATGCAAACAAGGATGGCAAGTTGGATAAGGAAGAACGTGCCAAGGTTAGTGAAGATGATCGCAAGTTGTTGAGAAGTTTTGGTCCTCCTCCGGGTGGTCCGAAAGGTCCAAAACATGATGGTCCACCAAAAGATGGTGATCGTCCAACCAAACCAAAGAAGAACTGATAAACAAAAAACCCCACCGTTAAAAGTGGGGTTTTATTTTTAAGAGATATCCCAGTGAAAGTCAATTGATACTTTATGTTTTGAAAACGTATCTGATGCCATTGTTCGAAATTCGTTAAACGTGTCATCGACTTCTTGTTTTGAATGTCCAGTTATAGACAGGTCAATTACGAATTTATATCTATTTGTTGATGGAGATAAATCCCACGCTGGCTTTGTATAAGTAACTTCACTAAAAGATCCTTCTAAAAGATGTCCTAGAGCCTTAATAGATGTAACAATAGCATCTTTGTTGTCAGAAATGATAGTAAGCTTAATTTTTACAGGTTTACTGTGTGAAATAGGTAACGTGGTTACTTCTTTTAAATTAGTATTTATCTCTCTTGGTATCATATTTCAAATAAATATCTATAAAAAACAAAACCCCACCAAATTAATAGTGGGGTTAGTATTAGTTCTTTAAATGTTTACTTCTTACAAATAAATGATGCATATACATTTTCCGCACGTTGCAACGCATCATGTAATGGAATATCACCGATATATTCAAGTGATTTACCGCTTTTTTCAGCGTTGTATTGAGCTAATTCTTTTTTTGTAGACCACTCTTCTCTGGTAATACAGAGCATTTCTTTTAGAATTTCCCAACGTAGTTCGTAGGGGGTTTTATTATTATCTGCCATATGTTTCCTTTGTGTTTGTGTGTTATGATAGCCACGATTGACTATCACACATACATATACAAGAAAAAACCCTACTAATTTATTTTAATTTTTTAGAACTTGGAATAAAAACTTCTTATATTCTTCCTTAATTAAAATAATCCAACTATCCAACAACCTTCACTTTCATAGATAGAGTGATCCTTAAAAAACTCAGTGATTGCTTTACGAACCTCATCACGTCCATAGTCATGTCCAGCTATTACTCCTCCATTTTTTACCTTTGGAAACCACGCATTGATGTCCTTTCTAACACTCTCGTAGTCATGTGCAGCATCAATGAAGACAAAATCCAGTGAGTTGTCCACATACAAGGATGCGCCATCCCAAGACAAAGACTTGACTGGATTGATTTGGTGTATTACGGGTTCTATGTTTTTGATGAATACATCATACAGACCGTTGAAAAGATCCGGTGATATTTCTGTTTGTGGTGATGCAACAACGTCCCATGTGTCTACACAGTCAAATCTGATGTCTTTCTCTGAATTGATAATTTCTACAGCCATGTAAGCAGCACTCATTCCTTTCCATGTTCCAACCTCAACAAAGTGAGAACCGCTGGGGAATTTTTTAACAACTGTGGAGTACAACTCGGGATAATCGAACCATGTTTCTCCCAAGTTTTGGTAAAAATGTTTCATATGACAATAATCGTAATTGACTATAAATTATATAATAAATAAAAAGACTACCAATTTATTTTAATTTTTTAGAACTTGAAATAGTAACTTCTTATATTCTTCATTGCCTAACGACTTACCATCAAGCAACTTGAACAAAAAAGCCGCACGATTAGTATTACCATAAGCTGAAATTACTTGTTCAGCCTGTAACTTACGACTTGGTAACGTCTTGAGTCGGTTATTCACAAACTCATTCATACCATTCACGATAAGATCCACTTCCTTCTTGGCATCACAAATACGGCTAATCATGCCACGACACTGTTCAGCCAATTCATAATCAAAGGTGGTAAAGATATAGTTATAAAAAGTCTGATAGTCAGGCATACCCTGTTCCAACCACACATCCATAACCTTTTCAATGTTTGACAACTCGCTCTTCATGTGGTGAAGAGCAAGATACCACGCACCCTTTACCTTGTGAAGCATTTGGTCATTCTTTGAATAAACAACCACACCTTCCTTACCTCTCCATTGGTCAACATCCTTTAACAGATCTTCAACACCAGAAAAAGTATAGGTAGGAGGGCGTTTGAGATTAAACTCATTGGCCATCTCATTCAAACGGGATTGAGACCACACAGAGTAGTGATCGTGATTTACCACGCCAACCAAATACCAGTCTGGTTCATCACCATAGTTCAACACAATCTTGTTGATAGGACTAACCCACTCAAACAAAATAGAATAGTGCCAACTACCGTTTATATCGACGGGCAAACAAACATCAAGGGTCTTGAGAATAGTATCCTTGAAAACTTCCAACTCATGACCATTAGCCATAGTAGAAGCATCAACAGTTCCACGGGTACGTAGAATGTATTTGCCGTTATGCTTGCTAACAATCAACAATGAACCATCAAGCTTTTCAACCACGGTACAATGATTCAACGAATTGGGAACTGGAAAGTGTTCAGGATTCTCGCCCCAGTTGGTAAACTTTGGAAAGCCTGCACTGATAACTTCACCAGCATAATTCACAACCACACTACGCATGTGCTTGTTGTCTTGTCGCCATTTCGTGCCGATATGTTGCGGTTGAATCAAATGAACGATTTCTCCGTTGAGAAAGTGTTCATGCACCATGAATTGGGTGAGGTCAACCTTTTCTATGTCAATCTTCATACGTCTAATTTACCATGACTTTGCAGAAAGTCAACTCAAATTCATAAAAATTTAGAACCAGAAACGTGAACCAATAATTGTTCCATAATATGATTATTTACACGAAGCAAAATGCCAGAGCAACAGCCACGCAATAATGATCAAATAGAAGGCGTGAGTAAGCCAACGCCCATTCATTCCGAGGAAGATTCCCAACAGAAATGCAAGGGTTGCTTTGGTCATTTTAGTTCTGGTTAGTGGTTACTTCGATTGTCTCAACTGGCTTACCAGTGATGCTTGCTTCAGCCTTATTGAGTAGACCTTGAATGATGTTCTTGATCTTGGACCGAAGTTGGCCGTTCAAAAATAAATGGTCAACAATTAGTGCAAGTACCACCCAATAAACGATTTGGCGGTGTTCCTTGATGAAGTTTTTGATATCAGACGTTACAGTGTTATTCATATTTTTTGTTTCTTCAATTAGATCTTCCATTGCTCGATCACGTTCAGCTGGATCAGCAAATTTCAGTGTCGATGAACTGCCAACTAAAACGATGTAATAAGGATGATCATCTTTTTCATCCGACACATTCTTTTTATAGAATGTCTCTAGTTGAGACAGATTAACCGATTCATCTCCTTCAATAGAAGGATATTGCTTTTGTGTAAGTGTATAGTAACTCATAAATTATCCAATTCGTAGTGCGTCAACAGCGTTGGTCTTTAACAGTTCAGAGTTTTTGCCGTAAAGGGACTCAACATCTTCATGTTTACCATAATACCATTCTTCATTAAAGTCAATCACAATCTTCATGGTCTCAAACTGATCAACGTCGTTGTATCCACCTTCATAACCACGCACAACTACCCGTAAATCTGGTGGGTACATTTGTAGTCGTTTAATTAATTGGTCTACATTCATATTAGTCAACAAAAGTTACATTTTCAAATCCAACGATACGACCACCCTTTGCATTAATATTATCACTAATCGTCACTTGATAAGTGTCTGGTCTAATTCCAGTAATGTAGAGGTTCTCATACTTACGAGAACCCTGTTTAACATTAACTTTCTTACCAACCACATCATCTGATATGGTCAAAAAGTTTTCCTTAACCCATTGTTTCAACATTTCATCTTCTAAAGACTTCTTGACATAGATCATATCATCCAAAATATCTACAAGTTCAGCATCACAAAAGGCAAGATTAACCTTAGATTTTAGATATTCTGCCAAATTATAACCATCCAAGTCATATTCAAAGAGACAATTAAAAATGTCATCTTCATATGTCTCACGTGGCTCATCAGCAGTGATAGACTCATTCCATTTCTGGTAGTTATCAACCATCCTAACAAATGCCTTGTTGGCACGATTAACAGTCTTCTCACTGAGTACAGGACGCTTTACTGCATCTTTTAGGTTCATGTAGGTTTGTTCAGTCATGATTGAACTTTACCATACATCCGTGAACAGTCAAGAGATTTTTTGAAGTTTCCAATCAGGAATTTGGTCTTTGAACCAGAAAAAATCCTCATCGAAGCTGTAAAAGAAATGTTGTTCAGTGGCAGGATTATACGCTTCAATGATTGTTCGATCATGGAGTTGTCGTTGTTTGCCACGAAACTCCATGTGAGCATATTTAGACTTAATTTCTTCTGGAACGTGTACGTTCATAATAGCCTGGAAAATTACGTTCAATATTTGATTCAATTATCTTAGACGCTTTAGAATCTAAAATTTCACCACCACAAGTGTCACAACGTTGAATTGTTACATCTTTGGTTACGAGACTTCTTCCCCCACTTAATTGTGAGAAATAATTGACAGTTACATCTTTGTATGTACCTGTCTCACATTCAAAACATTGTGATGGTCTAATATTCATTTTTCAGCAATCCAATCGTGGAACTTCTGTGGCAACAAAAGATAAGCCACGATCAACATGATAGAAATAATTGTAGGTGACACATCAAGTTTGAATTGTGTGTAAAACAACACACTCAATCCCAACGATAAACCCAAGTTAAACAACATTGCCAAAAATATTTTCATAGTTTTATAGATCCGTGTAGTTTTTCAATTCCAACTTTCCATTAGTCAACACAAGATACTGATTCAAATGACAATCAATACAAATGTTGTTTGCGTCTGCAATGTTCATCACACCTTCGGTGATATGCTGTTTTGCTCGTCCGGTTTCCCATTGACTGGTATGACCCACAATTTGTCTCAAGTCATCAATAGGACTGAATTCATAATCAAAGTCACACCAAACGATTCCTCCAGCTTTAAATCGTCCTCCACGACTGTGGCCAACTTGGTAAAACCAATGAACATCGTTTGAAATCAACTTGGAAGAAACTTGTTGTGTCTGACTATCAAGGTAATTGAATATATCTGTATTGGTTTTGAGATGTGGTGGCAATAGTCTGTTATCTAACCCAGCATGAGTCAGTAGAATATCGTCCAACACAATAAACCAATGAAACTTGTTACGAACAGATCCACGGTCTTTACCCAACGCATCGTCAATGGTTCGATATTTCCATTCTTCGTAACCACTGCACATTGCACTTTCGTTGTAATATAGATAATGAATATCGTGGTTACCAAATAGAGTGTAGTTTCTCGGATCTGGTAGAAATGTGTCTCTCAGATATTTGGTAGTTGCTTCGTAATCCAAAGGGCTATCATATACAAAGCTATCATACCAATCACCAAGACAGATGTTGATATCCGCATCCTCTCGTTTGATGATGTTATCAAGTTTTTGAATGTCATTGTGGGGGTCAGCCACAATGACAACCTTCTTTTTCTTTGAGTTCAACGTTAACATGGGTGAAATATACACCATGAACGGGCCTTTGTCAACCACTTACTGAAGTTTTAAATTGGCATGATACAAGTTGTTCTCAATTCGACCACGATGTTCAGTAGGAACCAGATGTTTATAATTGTCCGACAATAACAAACGGGCGGCATCTCTTGAATCTTCGAAGAATCCCATGTGATAGGAAGACACTACATAATAGTCGAGTGCCTGCCATCCAGTGTCTACGTATGCGTCTTTTTCAACCCATACCACTCGTTTATCAGGAAACGGATATTTATTTCGTATTGCGATACTAGAATACAAATACAAATTAGGAACATCATCAACTCTATTGAGATAATGTCTGCACAGAGCCATTATTGCTTCGTTACGAATTGGATCAAAATTAAAAGCTCTCTTCCAATAATCCAATGCTACATCAATATGACCAACATTTTCATTCATACAACCAATCAAATAAAGTCCGTAGTAAACGTACTCTGCTTTTGCGGGAATTTTGAATAGATTGACATTTGGATACTCTGGAATATGTTGTTTGATGTACTGTTCAAAGTAGAATGTAGCACGGCGTACAACTTCTTTAGCGTGATCCAATTTAAACGGAAAGATTTCACCGTTAACGGTATCGTTATACGATTTACCCACATAAAACAGATGGTAAAGATCTTTACAGTTTTGTTTGGTAACAACCTGATTTTCCAATTCAAGTGCGTCGATGAAAAACTTGAATGGATTTTCCCACGTTACACCACCGGGCAACAACACATGGCGAAACTTGTGTGAAAGCATTCCAACGCTGTATGTTTGGTTGTCTTTCATGTGAATAGTTTCATGTCGTTTATCATCAGCGAAGTACCATGGCAATCCTGTCTTCCACAACCACATACGATAATAGTCATAATTGCCACTACGAGCAACCATATTCCAAGCATCATGACTTTTGATAGTGTCCCAATCAAAATCTTCATCAACTTCTAAGATTTCGTCAGCGTCCATACGTAAAATATAATCACATCCATGATTAGATTGCAAACAATGTTGAAGAGTATGGTTACGATTATAACCGGGGTATTGCCATGGCTCGTAATACAAAATACCCGGAATATTCTTGCTTTCAAAGAAGTTCTTGATGATATCCTGTGTTCCATCGGTAGAACCGTTGTCTTGAATAACCCAGTAATCAATATATTTGTAGGCAGATTCAAGCATTCGTTCAATGACGGCTGCTTCATTCTTGACCATTGCGTTCAATACAATTTTTACAGTTTTGTTCTTCATATTAAGGTGTAAAATCTATGTTTGCACGTTGTTCTTCTTCCCCGGATCGTGCATAATTTTGTCCGAGATAAAAATCTTTCACTGAATCTGGGTTTTTTGGATTGTATCCCCAGTCTACTTTTCCCAACTCTTCAAATCTGGCTTTAATTTTGCCCGTATAATGGTTTTGAATGTATCGTACATGACGCATAATGTCACCATGATACTCCCATCCCAATCCTCCATTACTAACTTTGGTGTTATGATCGTAAAAATACTGAATCGAACAAAAGTGATGTAGATGAACCATTCGCGTGTTCAAAAACGTTCGTAACATCAGTTCATAGTCATCGGCACTATTAAGATATCGATTATGTCCACCAATTTTAATGTAAAAGTCTTTCTTCCATGACTTTGGATGGTTAAACAAACTCCACAAACGCCTTATACTCAACGGATTTACACTTGGTGCGCATGCCACTTTCATGTCTCTATCATGAAATGGATGTTTTACAGTGTAATATGATCCATATCCCCATGCGTATGGATCACCATAATCTATTTCTTGTTTGGACTCAAAATGCATTTCAACCCAATCAGCATAAACAAAACCACACTCTGGGAATTTTTTGTGAGTAAATAGTATTTTTTCTAACGCTGTAGGTGTAAAAGCGTCATCATGGTCCAATTCAACAAGATAGTTTGATGAACAATGCGTTGCTGCACTAAACTTGTTGAATCCTATTCTGGAATATCCAGACTGATTTGCGTTTTTGTTAATGTTGATACGACCATCAGTTTTTGCCAACTCTTTGACAATTTCCCATGTCGTTTCATCGGTAGAATCATCATAAATTGACCATTCCCAGTTTTGGTGGGTTTGATTTATTAATGATTCGTATGCAACTCTGATTCTATCTTTTGTGTTACACGACGCGGTATATACCGAAATCTTGTTGAGAGAATTATAATTGGTTATACTATTTTTGATGTATCGATTAAAGAACTCTTCTACATAATAGTTTGATCCATTACACTCCCACTCTTGTTTAGACAACAAATAGAGTTTAGATTTAAGATGTTCTTGCCACCGTGATACAATAGGAAAGTGATTAAGGTTCCCAATAACTACAACGATATCGGGTTCCCAATTATTGTAGATCTCAGTGAAGTTAGAATCATCTTTAAACGTTGTTGTTTCAATCCCAGAATATTCTGGTTGATAACTTGGTGCGTTTGTAGATAAATCAATAGTTTCAGAAAGACCGTATATAACAACCTTTACTATTTTTAAAGGCATAGATCAATATTCAGTATCAAAGAAAAACACTTGAAACAACCTACAATTTTCAAGCGTTCGACCAAAATAATCACGACTCATGTGATATGCCTTTCCACGATACAATACCAACCGATTGAATACATTGCCAAAGGTATCAACGGTTTCCCACTTGGTTACATCACTTCCATCAGCATCAGCGTCTTTTGCCTGTTCATCATTGAGTTCTGTTGAAAAGTACGCACCTGTTGGTTTATGACGATACGTAGCTGTACCTCCAGTCAACGGTGCATTTGGAGTCAAATAACATATTCCCGCCCATGTATTGAATGAATCAGCATGAATCCACGACTTTTCCCATGCATAGGTGATTTGAAAAGATCCATTGTAACCATCATTCGGAAACGATGTGATACGACCACCTGCGTTCAAAACAAGAGCCTGAATGGTGTCACGAATAGAATCATTGACCATCGGTTCAGTTCTTGCTCCCGGATAATTTCCACGTACCTTAAATTCTTGACCCAATGCAAATTGCCGAACTTCAAGAGGATTCGTATAAAAATCGTCTGTGATAATAACATTTGTTCTCATATTTGATTATAACTATTGTTTGTATGTGATTCTACTATTTTTTTAAATGTGTAATTACGAAGTTTTCAATACACAAAGCATTCATCTTGTTTCTCACAAAACAACGCATTGCATCATATGGCGATTCAACGATAGGTTCATCATTGCCATTGAAACTGGTGTTCATTACCAATGGTACACCTGTAAATTCATGAAACTTAGATATCAACTTGTGATACTTCAAATTAACATTTTTTGAAACTGATTGAAACCGTGAAGTATTATCAATATGAACCACAGCAGGAATCTTTGACGCCCAATTTGGATTCACTTGACTGGTCACCAACATAAACGGTGAATAAACACTCAACGTAAAGATCTCAGACGCATACTCTTCAAGAACAGACGGTGCAAATGGTCTATACCATTCACGTTTCTTGATCTCAGCATTCACATATTCTTTCATCCACGGTGCACACGGTGAAGCTAAAATACTTCTGTGTCCCAAAGCACGTGGTCCGATTTCTGATCCTCCACTGAAATATCCAATCACCTTATTTTCTGCCAACATCTTGGCAATCGCTTCAATTTGTTCATCTTCAGAATCATAACGTTTAACCACAAAATTGTGGTCGTTAATTACATCCATATACTTGTAAACACCATATGCGATATCAGTTTCACTATATTGTTTACCAAAGTACGCATGTTTCATCTGAGATGTAGTTTCTTCGTATCCCAAGACAACATGTCCATACCACGCACATCCCAACGGAATACCACTATCATCAGCTGGCGGTAAAAAGAAGTAATCCTTATATAATCCCGATTTGATCAACTGTTCATTGGTGTTACAATTCAAGAAACATCCACCAGCAACACACAAGTTATCACTGTTTGTTTCACGTTTGGCATGTTCAGCCAAAATCGTTATACCCCTTTCAAGTGATCTTTGATAAAGTCCAGCAACATTTGCACGTTCCTGAAATCCAGATTCATGGTTCACATGAGAATGATAAAAATGTGGCCAACCAAATACCTTAAACGATTTGGTTGCGGGATTGATATCAATCAAATCCGGTTGTTTCTCCAACCATTCAGTATCAGCGTATGATGCCAATCCCATCAGTTTTCCAGCTGCCCATGTATTGGTTTCAGCGTTGTACACCAATTGACGTGTTCCAGTTCCATAAAAATATCCCAAACTATGTCCGTCACCATTGTTAGGATGGTCTGGATGATGCATGGGATATGAAACCCACTTCTTGTATACTTCTTTGTACTTTTGATCACGTTTGAAATGATAAATGGAATGTCCTTCGGCAAACTCACCTCGTCTAAACGGATAATCATTATTGTACCAATCAGCAGTTTTGTTGTTGAACACACTTCCCATTGCATCAACAACAACAACTGCTGCATCATCAAATCCCGAAGAATAAAAAGATGAAAACGCATGTGCCAAATGATGTGGAATGTACACCAACTTATCAAGTGACAACTTTGTTTCGTTTACAAAGTGTTGTTCAACATGATCAGAAGCGTTCTTGTAGTCTTCTGTGAAGTTATAGACGTACAAATCAACTTGATCAAACCTCAATCCATAAGCGTCCAAACAGTAGTAAATGGACGCAAATGGAACATCGTAATCAGGTGTATGAGCATCTTTCCACGCACCATCATGTTTGATTCTTGATAGTCTTTCCTGTGAAATACCAATTTTGACTTGTCCATCAACAATCAACACAGCACCTTTATCATGACCGATTGAAAACCCCATTGTAATCATATTTTATGAACTATTTTATTGAACAAACTTGTTGCTTCTTTATTGTGAATATTTCGTTTAGAACCCTTTGCATGTTTTTGACATACATTACGAATCCATCCACTAGTCGAACCAACATCAACTGTGCTTCCACATTCCTCACATATATATTGGGTATACGATTCATAAAAATCAACAATCGAAGTGATTCTTTCATCACCGCCAATATAATAAAATCGAAGAGTTCCAAATTTCTCCTTTATTTGTACAGCAGTAACCTGTGGAATAGGAGTTTGATTGTCACGTAAATAATGATATCGTGAACGCTTATATATTGACCACAACTTCTTATACCAAGGAAGTTTGTTGTAATGCTGAGTCAAATTTTCATAGTTGGTCTCACTAAAATCAATCGTTGATTGAATAGCGGCAAACATTCTATCCAAATGCAAAAACCAACCATCTTTACACTCAAATCCAAACATGCCATAACAATGTTCTTTGTTATAATTTGACACAGTTAGAATCTTTGGATATTTTTTAATCAAATATTCTTCAAGTTCTTTATTCATGCACTAAAGGTATATGTTTGTGAAATAGCACTGTCAAATGTAAATCCCTTTGGATCTAAATTAATATTACACACTGCAGCATTATCAATAATATTTTTAATATCTCGTTCAACATGTTCAGAACTGAAACACTCAGTTGAAACCCATCCCTTCTTAAGAAGAAGAGTCAGAATTTCTTTGGCTGCATAATTAGAATTATTCATAATTTATTTGATGTCAAAAATTGTTCTGGTTACGTTTTTCATGATTGCATTGATTGCATCATTCTTTCCCTGTTCACGACCCTCAGAATATGTTTGTTCCACAATGATCTGAAGCAACTTTTTTAATGAGGTCACTTTGATTGACCTATTCAAAGTAATCGATATTACATCTGGATAATCATATGCGATTTTGATGCTATGACCAATTAAAGGTCTTGCAACAAATCCAAGATCCGTCAAAAACTTGTGACTTTCGTCGTCTAATAATTGTGATGTAGGCATAACCAGTAATATATACTAACAACTTTTCTTTATCAAAACATAAAAAATCCCCACATGTTTTTATAATGTGGGGATGTTGTTACTTAACGTGATGATCTGCTTTCCTAATCTGTTTCTGATTCATGATACTAACAATTTCATCAAACAACAGAGGTTTGGCATGACCATCCCATCCACAATCCAATGTCAATCCATCAGCACTATCCACTTGAGTTGCTGGATAACTGTAATGACTGTGACCACACAACATATATGCTCCCTCCTTCATGTTTTCCCAAATGGCAATAGGAAAATGATTCAGAACCACATATCGTCCATGAATGACGCACTC